GCCTCGACTTGGATACATTGATCGGCCGACCAGCCACCTTGGTCATTGCCCACGAGTTGAGCGAGGACGGTTCCAGGACCTACAGCAACATCAAGCTCATCATGCCCCACAAGAGCGGTGAGCCCCTCAAGCCCTCGGGCCTGTGGGTCCGTATGCAAGACAGGCCGCCGAAGGATGACGACAAGGTGAAGACCGTGACGCCGGCAACTGCGGCGCCGGTCAAGATCGGTGACATTAAGGTGCATGTCGGTAAGTTCCGAGGCATTGCCCTGTCGGAGCTGACCCACGAAGCCGTGCGGGGCCTTGCCGAGCATTGGCTGCCTAAGGCCAAGGTCAATTCAGGCAAGAGCCCAGAGGACATCCTGCTGATCGGTGCTGTGACTCAGCGCATGGAGGAGATCAACGCACAGGAAGATCCCACCGATTCAGACATTCCATTCTGATCCATCTTACTGACTCGTAGGAAGCCGGGGGCGCGTATCGGCTGACAAACGCGCATCAACTACTAACTGAAAACAATTTAGCAATATGCCAGCCAATTCAAAAATCATCTTCGACATCGAGACCGGGCCCCTGCCGGTCGACCAGCTCAACATCCCGCCATTCAACCCGGCCGACGTGAAGCTGGGCAACCTCAAGGATCCCGACAAGATCGCCGACAAGCTCCAAGCCGCCGAGGCCAACCATGCGAACGACTACATCCGAAATGCCGCTCTGGACGCTCTATCGGGCCAAGTGCTCTGCATCGGCTACTGGATGCCCGGAGGTAAAGGCTCAAACATCCTGTGCGCCGATGCCGATGGTGAGGCCGCCATGCTTAAGCAATGGTGGGCGCTGCTGAATCAGCACGAGCGCAACCCCATGCTGATCGGCTTCAACATCAAGGCATTCGACCTACCCTTCCTGATCAAACGCTCTTGGAAGCATCGGATCTATGTACCCTACTGGCTCCGCAGCGGTCGCTACTGGGCCGAGACCGTGGTCGACTTGCGCGAGGTGTGGCAGCTTGGAGACAGTCGAGCCCATGGCAGCCTCGGTGCAATCAGTCGGCACTTGGGCCTAGGTGACAAGGGCGGCAACGGCGCCGAGTTCAATCTGCTGTGGAATACCGACCGCCAAGCAGCAATCGACTACTGCCTGCTGGATGTGGAGCTGACCAAACGCGTGGCCGATGTGCTGATTCCGGCGTACTAAGGTCTGGACAACAACCAGATCAGCAGATAGGGAGCAGCCCGTCGACGTAAGCCGTAGGAAGTGAGCGCCGACAATCAACTAGAAGCCATGTCCAACCAACTTTTCCCCACCCTTTCCGTGTCACGTCCCGTTGCTTCTGCGGGAGTTCCTACCACGGTCTGGGTGGGGTTTTCCGTTTAAGACATGAAACTCGAAATCCAAAGTCAGGACAGGACCGTAATCCACGCATCGATTGATGGGTTTTGCTGCATCACTCAATATCCATTCAATAAACCTCCGGTAACTGTGGAGTTCTCAATCAATCAAATTGAAGAACTTTGCAGAATGCTCCACTTAGTGATGATCAAAGCTGTTGCCAATAAAAAAGGCATTTATGAATGGAGGGGCGAAAAGTGAGCAAAGAATCCAAACGTAAGGCTCCAGCCTTCCAACTCTACACCGACGACTTCCTAGCTGGGACGCTTGAGATGTCCCAAGAAGAGGTTGGGCAGTTTATCCGTTTGCTGTGCCACCAATGGAACCGCGGTTCAATTCCGGTTGAAACCGAAAAGCAACAGCGGTTGACCGGCGGTTGCGTTTCGGTTGACGTGTTGGCTAAGTTCCGGTTGTGCGAAGATGGGTCTCTTAGAAACGAAAGGCTTGAGTCGGTTAGAACGGAGAGAGGGCTCTTCCTTCAACAACAATCGATAAAAGGCCAGCAATCTGCTGAAAAGCGAAGACTTGCTGCCTCAGCAATTCAACCGGAACTTAACCAGACTTCAACCGAAGTTCAACCGGATACCCAACCGGATTGTCAACCGACACCCCAACCGGAATCCAACTCTCCATCTCCATCTCCATCTCCTAAAGAAGATACAAAGAAGGAAAAGGCCTTGAGTCCTGACCTCGAAGCCTTTCGCCTACGTGTTGGTGCTATGCTTCGCCGTAGACCTTCGACCAAATGGTCTACCGGTGAGATCAAAAAGCTCAAAGAGGTGTTCGACCTGAACACACCTGAGGAAGACCTCGTTCGCCTGGAGCAACGCTACAAATCCAAGGACCCGTATCTCAGGAAAGAACTAGATACCCTGTTGAACCATTGGAACGGTGAGATCGACAAGACTCAAAGCGATCTGATTTCAGGCAACAACCCAGACGCTATCAGCGCCGAGGTCGACTGGAGAAAATCGATATGACGAACGACGTCTTCCATCCGGAGCAGGACGAGCTGGGAATGATCGGCGCCTGCCTAACCGGATCCATAGACACCTGCGCCGATGCTCTGGCTGATGTCAGGAGCGACTGGTTGCTGAATGACAGCCTCCGACTGACCTTTGATCTTCTCCGTGGTTTAATCCAAGAGAACAGGCAGCCGACCCTTGGAGAACTCGGCAAAGAATGGAAGAAGGCTTATGGCCAATTGCCAATACCTTTTGACATCTGGAACCAATCCATGGAGGTCTGCCCATCCCCGGCAAACCTGCCGTACTACATTCAAGGCATTACTGAGTCCGCCCATCGTCGTCAGCTCAGAGACGCTGGTGACCGTCTAATACGCGAGTCCGCTGTCTTGACCCTAAAACCAGATCAAATCGTCTCTAATGCCGAGGCAGGGCTCACCATTGAGGTCTCCCGCGAGAGCTTATCAACCAGCAAACAGGTTGCTGGCAATTTCATTGACCAAATGCAGGAACGGTTTAACCGCAAGGGCACACTTTCGGGAATCGCCACAGGTTTCCATTGGTTTGACCAGAAGACCGACGGCCTCCAGCTACGAGAGATGGCCCTCATCGCAGCACGGCCGAGCATTGGCAAGACTGCCATCGCCATTGCTATCGCTCACAAAGCAGCCATCCAAGACAAGGTGCCGACTTTGTTTGTCAGCCTAGAGATGTCGCAGGAGGCTATCTTTCGACGCATGGTTTCCACCATTGGAAGCATCCCGATGCAGAACCTAAAGAGTGGCGATTTGACCGATGGCGACATGAGATCCATGAGCACTGCCTCAGCTAAGATTGCAAACAGCCCTCTTTGGTTCCTCGATGGACCGAGCAGCCATAGCATCTCCAGCATCACCGCCCACGTCCGACGGGCTGTCCGCAAACACAAGGTGCGCCTAGTGATTGTCGATTACATCCAGAAGGTGAAGGCAGCAGATCGCTCAGAGAAGCGCACCTACGAGGTCGCTGAGGTTAGTGGCAAACTTAAAGACATTGCTGTCCAGACAAATGTCGCCATGCTCGCCCTTGCTCAACTAAACCGGGAATCTGAGAAAGAAAAGGGGCGTCAGCCCAAACTCAGCGACCTAGCCGACAGCGGACAACTAGAACGAGACAGTGACCTAGTGGCCCTTCTAAGCCGTGACAGGACCGAGCCATCTGGCGAAGCTGCCATCATCATCGCAAAGCAAAGAGATGGCGAATGTGGCCACGTCAAACTACATTACGAAGGCCAATACTGCCGCTTTTCCGATCCATCCCAAACCTTCTAACTTTCTCCAATGACAACTAAATACAACATCATTCACAACTACGTCCTCCAAGAAGCCAAACAACTGGTGCGCTTCGCCATCAAGAGAGGCTGGATGTCCTACCCTCCCGGCACCCAGCTCGACATTGAAGGCGATCCGATCCCCAACCTAGACACTGAGGAGAAGACAAGCAGCCCGATTACGCCAGAGCTTTGCAACAAAGCATTTGTTCTGCGCGAAAGAGGAATGAAGCTAGACGATATTGCTTTAGCTTGTAGTGTTCCGCGTGGTTCTATTGCTTACATCATATCACAAGGGCATGAGGCTTACCTATTAAGGCTTAGAATAGATCCCAATAGCACTAAGGAGTCTCCTTAAGATAGTGCTAGAACAGGTGAACGCGAGACCCCTATCAATCTGTGTGAGTAATGCTGTCAATAAATACCTTATGCCAACACAAATACAATTCCTCGTGAATCAATATGGATTGGCAAATGTTGCTTGGTTTATTCGTTTAATAAAACAAGGAACACCACCGGAACACATTGCTGGCTATTGCGTCCCAAAAGAAGGCGACTCCCGTAGGGACGGTGTGTTTCGCGCTTTGCAATACGCCGCCACCCTACCCGACTCAATGATGCCCGATGAGATCAAAAACGCCTTAAAGCCATGACCCAAAAAGAATACGGCGACCGGATCGGTATAAGCCAGCCACGGGTGGCCCAGCTTATTCAACAGGGGATGCCAATGGACAGCCCAGAGGCTGCTGACTTGTGGCGATCTCAAAACATTAGGACCCGCGCTAAGTCTATTCCTAAACAAGCGACCACACTAGACACCACCGCAATCGAACAAGAAGGCCCCTACAGGCCCGCGGAGGCCTCAAACCATATCAACACAGCAACAGCCTCTTGCGACTCGCCGGAGGGCGCCTACGAGCGGCAACGGCAAATAGAGCTCGAAGCCTACAAGCTAGTGGTCGTGGCCCTGAAAGAAGGCCGGGCCGACACCGCCCGTCTTGTCTCAATCCATGCTGCCGCGGCAAAGAACCTCACAACCGCCCGGGACGAGGTGATCGCCCAGGCCGAGAAGGAACGGCGCCTTGTATCCGGCGACTGGGTGCGGAAGGTGATGCAGGAGCATGACGGCGCCGTGGCCTCGCTGATCAAGGCCATGCCGAAGCAACTCTCCGGCCGGATAGCACCGCACGACCCCGAGCACGCCGAGCGAGAGCTGACCCGGTGGGTGCAGGAGGTCTGCCTCAAGACGTTACACAATACCGACCCATGGAAAACCTGACCGACCTCCAGCGCAACCTGCTCGATTATCGCCGCAACCTCTACAAGCCGACCCCGCAGCAGACCGTGGTCGAATGGTCCGAAGCCAACCTCCGGCTTACCCAACGCCAGACCGAGCACCCGGGGCCGTTTTCCACGTCTGTCAGACCATACACCCGGGAGCCGATGGAAGACTGGAAGAACCCTAGCGTATCCGAGGTGACACTGTGCTGGGGATCTCAGACATCCAAAACCACCACCCTCATGGCCGGCCTAGCCTGGCTGATCGCCAACGAGCCAAGCCCGGCCCTTTGGCTCATGCCTTCCGAGAATCTTGCCCGATCGTTCTCGAAGTCCCGCTGGCTTCCAATGCTCGAAGACAGCCCGACCATGCTCGAATGCTTCCCGGCCGAAGCCGACAAGATCACCAACTTGGAACAAAATTTTACCCGGTCGACCCTGACTTTTGTCGGATCCAACAGTCCGGCAAACCTTGCCTCTCGTCCGGTACGGGTGCTGATCGCCGACGAGGTGGACAAGTTCGCCGAGGCAACCAGCAAGGAAGCCGATGCACTAGATCTGGCTGAGCAGCGCCTTAAGAGCTTCAGCAGTTCCAAGGCATTCATGACCTCGACGCCCACCGTAGTCGAAGGCCGAATCTGGCAACGGTTCCTTCGTGGCGACCAGCGCCGCTATTACCTGCCCTGCCCCCACTGCCGGGAACTGATCAAACTGGAATGGCGCCAGGTGACATGGGACGACGCCAAGACCGATGGCGGCAAACACGACCTAGCCAAAGTCCGGGCCTCAGCACACTACGTCTGCCAGCTTTGCCTCGGTAAGATCACCGATGCCCACAAGGTGGCCGCACTCCGTCATGGCCAATGGCGCCCAGAGAATCCCAACGCCATGCCCGGTGTGCGGTCCTACCACCTAAGCAGCCTCTACAGCCCTGATCGCAAATGCACCTGGGGCCACCTAGCCGTTGCCTTTCTCGAAGCCAAATCCTCGATGGCCGGCCTTCAGGGCTTCATCAATGGCAACTTAGCCGAGCCTTGGGAGCAGCAAGACGTGCAACAGGAGCGTCCCGAGGCATCGGCCGCCGTGTCCATCACCGGAGGCCGTCGCTACCTGACCGCCGATGTCCAAGCTGTGGCACCGTTTCTGTGGTGGGTCTGCCGGGAATGGAAGGACGGCAACAGCACGCTGGTAGCTGCCGGCCATGCCGATGACTTTGCCGCCTTGCGCCGGGTGCAGGTGGCTTTGGAGGTCCATGACATGGATGTTGGCATTGATTCTGGATTCAACACTCAGACAGTGTACGATGCGTGCGGCAGTTATTCCTCGATCACATCCAACTCTGTCAGCTACCCGTGCGGCCTGCGGTTTCCACCGGAAGGCGGACTCCGAAAGCCTGCCTTGATCGGATGGCTTCCGCTCAAAGGACGGGAGACCGGAGCCCGGTTCACGACAGCCTCCGGCGCCGTGCACCCGTTCGGCCTGTCGACATCCTCCTCGATGCGCACCGACGTCGTGCAGCCCCTCCTAGTGTTCGACACCGAGCACTTGCGCGATATGCTCTCAAGGCTGAGGAAGGGCGACATCGACCGAGAATGGGGCGTCCACCAGCAACCGCCAAACGTCCAGGCCGAAGGTGCCTATGTGGCTGATCCTGACCTTTACTGGCGTCACTTGGATTCACACGTCCTTCGCCCACAGGCAAATCGTGCAGGCCGGATCAAACACGTCTGGGTGAAGCGTAACCAGAAGTGGCCGGATCATTTGCACGACTGCGAAATCATGCAACTTGCCATGGTTATGCTCTGGAATGACCTTGTTTCAACGGCGGCAGAGTAGTTTTGCGACCCTATTGACATCATTCAGCACTATGGGAATCTCAATGCGAAGTGATTACTTTCACGGTCGCAATCAAGCGAGCCTATTTGCGGAGTGTTTACAGTACCCTAGGCGGTACGACACTCTTGGCTGCTTTGACGGCTAAGGTAATTGCCGCGGCTACCACCATTGAATCCGGTCAGGTTGTTCGGTCAACCTCATCCTCTGACGTTTCCGTCGAGTTTGCCGAGCCTGGAAAGGGCGCTCCTACACCGTCTGAGATGGTGGAAATGTGGGAATTACTGATCTCGGACTACGAGTTTGCCGTCGAACTGTTGAACACTTCCGGCATTGCAAGCCCGACAGATGCCCAGATTTTTGACAAGATGATGGGCGTGGTGCTTGTTGCGGTGACCAATTACAACGGCGACTTTTCGCAATTGCGCCGGGAGCCCTACATCGGGAACCAGATGACGTAATGGGACTTTTTGATTCCATCTTGTCTCGGTTCCGGTCGGCCCCTGTTGATAAATACGAGGGAGCAGGGAACAGTCTTCGCCGTTCCTACCTAGACACGTCCTACACATCGGTTCGCTTTGACGTGTCTTCATGGACCCGGCAGGCTATTGTCAGAAAAAGCCGATATTTTGAGCAGAACAACGCGGTAATGAACCGCCTTGGCGACCTGTTCGAGTCTTACACGGTCGGCAGCAACTTCTCGGTGCAGCCGGCTTCTTCAGATCCGGAATGGAATCTTCGAGCCAAGAAATGGTGGGACACCTGGAGCCGATACCCTGACATTGGATCCCGACAGTCTTTCGGCACCCTCATGGGCTTGGCTGCCCGTGGATGGTTCTACGACGGTGAGAGCTTCCTGCTGTTGACCCGCGGCGACTCCGGCCGGCCAAGGCTCCAATTGATTGAGCCGCAGCAGGTGTCCACGCCTACCGGCCAGGAGAACACGCCCGACATCTTCGACGGCGTACGGTTCGACCCAAAAACCGGCCGGGCCCTGACGTTCTACGTCGGCCAAGAGCGCAAGCAAGGCGAGCTGACCGACATCCGCCCCATTGCCGCGGATTCCATTGTCCACATTTACGAGCCCCAACGGGCAAACCAACTCCGCGGACTGCCTTTCGTGGCGTGCGTCATCAATGACCTGCACGATCTGGACGACCTCCAAAAGCTGGAGATGGAATCGTGCAAACTGGCTTCCAGCGTTGCTCAGGTTATCAAGACCAGCTCCGGGGAAGTGCAAGCCAGCAGCCTGCGCTCTGGCCTAGGCGCCACTCAAGGCACTGCCCAGAGCTATTACGAAACCGTGTTCGGGGCCTCGGTCAAGGTCATGAAGACCGGGGACGAGTTCGAGCAGTTTGTTTCGGATCGCCCATCAGTCAACATGCGCGACTACTGGCGCCAATTGACCGAAAAGGTCTGCGCCGGAGTCGGCATCCCCTACGTCTTGGTGTTCCCGGAGTCGATGCAGGGCACCGTCTACCGCGGCGCCTTGGACATGTCTGCCGTGTGGTTCCGCTCTCGCCACATGGTCATGGCCTCGGCCGCCCGCCGCATCTGGGAGTATGTGATGGAATACGCCATCCGCACCGAGCCCAGTCTGCGTGATTCTCCAGACGACTGGTACGAGGTGGCCATCCAGGCGCCCCGGGCCCCCAACGTCGATGTGGGCCGCAACTCTGCTGCCCAACTTGCGGAACTCGAGGCCGGCGTCACGACATACGACGAGATCTATGGGGCCCGGGGCATCGACTGGCGTTCAGCCCTAGAGGCTAAAGCCCAACAGGCCAAGTTCATCCATGAGTTGGCTGAGAAGTACGACATCGACGTTTCCGAGATCAGCAGGGCGCAAAAGCTCCCAATTGCACCGGAGCAAGCTGAAATCGAGGAACTCGAAATTGAGGATCCTGAGGAAGTGATTCCTCCCATGCCCGCGGTGACCCCAACCGCATCGACCAAACGTAAAGGAAAAACGAAATGACCAAGGTCAACAACTGGCTGTCATACAGCCCGCGAGCCGCCGCCAACGAGGCTGCGACCATTCAAATCTTCGATCAGATTGGCGAAGACTGGTTTTCCAATTCCGGCATCACGGCCAAGTCTTTTGCCGAAACCCTGCAGGCCGTCGGACCGGGCCCTCTGAATGTCGAGATCAACAGCCCCGGCGGCAACGTCTGGGACGGTCTGGCCATTTACAACATGCTGCGAGGCCGGCAGGCGCCCGTGACCACCCGCGTGGTCGGTGTTGCTGCCTCCATTGCTTCGATCATCGCCCTGGCTGGCGACACTGTAGAAATCGCCGACGCGGCCCTGATGATGATTCACGACCCGTCCGGCCTTGCCGCTGGCACGTCCGACGACATGCGCAAGATGGCCGATGCCCTCGACCAGCACGCGGCAATTTTGTCCGGCGTCTACGAGAAAAAGACCGGCAAAACTGCATCGGCAATCCGCGCCGCAATGAAGGCCGAGACGTGGTTCACGTCTTCCGAGGCCATCACCTTCGGCCTAGCCGACAAACTTTCCGAGGAGAAGCCAGCTATGGAAGCCAACGCCGCCCGTGCTTGGTTCCGTGCGTCTCTCCCCAAACTTTCGACCGGCAGCATTTCCGCTGTCGCCGATGGCGCGAACA